TCATTGCAATGTAGCCGATATGCGCAACCCGAACATCGTAGCGCTGTTTGCATCGCCCGCTATAGAGGACGAAGTAAGTGTCGAGAGTATCGAACCGCCGAGGCGCGGGCGGCGCAAAGCTCAGGACGAAGGGATAGACGAAAGCGGCGAATAGGCCGCTTTTTTTATTTAGGCAGTCGGCGAGCGGGCGCATGGTCGCTGAGGCTGCTGGTGCAATTCAAAACCCATGTCAAGTGAGTATGATGAACAGGAGAAGATGCAATGGCAGATATTACCGTTACGGCTGCGTCGGTTCTCGCTGGCGCGAATGCCAAGAAACGTACAGGGACTGCGGGGGCAACGATCACCGCTGGTCAACCGCTCTATGAAGATAGCACCGATAGCTTTAAGCTTAAGCTCGCCGATGCCGATTTAAGTGCAGCGGGGGCAAACTGCGTTGGGATTGCTCTGCATGGGGCAGCTTCTGCGCAGCCGCTCACGTATGTCTATGAGGATGATGATTTCACGCCAGGGGCAACGCTGAGTCTGGCACTGGGCGCAGGAGCAACAGCAGGTATCTATGTCCTCAGCGCGACGGCGGGCGGCATTGCCCCCGCTGATGATCTAGCGGCGACACATCGCCCGGTTGTGTTATTCGTAGCCAAGTCCACGACGAAAGCAATTCTCAAGATTATCAACGGCACGGCAGCATTGACCGCGTAGCATGGTGTTGCCTCCGCAAGTTCAGAGTCCCGTCAATCTCGCCGAACAACTGCTTGAGCGTGGTTACGAAAGCGCCGCCGGACAGGTCATCCGCGCCATTAGTCAGAACTCGACATCTGGACTGATAGCGCAACGTCTCGGCGAGTTTGAGGCAGAAGCATCACGGTTGACGGAGGCAGGGCAGCCGTTGACCATCACTAATCCAGTTCTGAGGGCGCTGCTCGCGGATTTGGATGATACACTCACTCGTGATGCACTCCTGATAGATAGCGCTGCCGAGCGGGTGCAGGGGGTCGGTATTGACGCGGCAGGGCAGATTGTGCGTCAAATGGCACTTGCCCTGCCGGGTGATATGCTAACGTTTGGCGCGCGCTGGAATACGCCCGATCCGGTAGCTGTTGCCCAGGCGGTTCAGTATGCTAGTAGCGATGCCTGGGCAATGGAGTTAGATCGCTATCAGGTAGGCATGCGAGATAGCGTGCTTCAGGCAGTGATACGTGGGATTGTCAGCGGGCAAAATCCATTAGTCACGGCGGAAGAGGTACGTGGTCTGGTCGAAGGGATGCCTGCTTTTCGGGCGAACAATTTACTACGTACTTTGCAATTGCAAAGTTATCGTGCGGCCAGTACGGTTAACCGCATGGAAAACAGTAACATCCTGGCCTACCAGATAAGAATTGCAAGTTTAGATTCTCGTTGCTGTATGGCGTGTGTGGCCTTACACGGTACACAACTGCCGATAGACGCAACCATTGACGATCACCATCAGGGGCGTTGTGACAGTATTGCCGTAACGCGCGGGCGAGAGCGTGACATTCAGTCCGGTGATGACTGGTTTGGTGGTCTTGACCCGGATAGACAGCGCGCGCAAATGGGCAATGCAGCCTATGAAGCATGGCGTCGAGGGGACATCCAACTGCGTGATTTCGTGCAGCCCTATCGTGACCCGGTATTTGGTCAGATGATACGGGAGGCCAGCTTGCGCGGGATGTTAGCGCAGCCTAACCGAATGGTGCGCACACTCAGCGGCGACATACTGGCAGATCGAGGTAGGCCGGGTGCTACGCTGGAAAGCCTGACCACGTTTGTCGAAAACAGCAATGGCCCCCTGGCGCAAGCGCTGAATGATTTCGAGCGGCCATTGGTAGGATATGACAACAGCGGGCAGTTGATAATCCGACGTGAAAATGTGCGAGATGCCGCGCGCTTATTTGTCTCGGATAGTCAGAAGTTCCAATATGGGCGTGATTATTTGGTCAGTCTTGCCCAACAGCAGGCAGCCGAGAATGGGGTAATACTCACGCTTAACCAGACTGAACGATTGGTGAATCAGCAGTATGCTACACAAGCGCGGGCAATCCAACTTGCTTCCAATGTGGGCAACGTTCGCCTAACGGAAGCGCAACGCAATCGCCTACAAAGGGCAGTAGACGGTGACTACCTGGATATGGTATACTTAAGGCAGAATTCAGAGTGGGGCAGTCTACGCAACCAACTTCGGCAAAATAGCCTCACGGGGTTGGAATTGGAGCAAGCTCGTCAGAATTATCGAGATTGGATACTAGGACTAGACTAATGGCAGCGCAAATCAAGCCTAGCGAGTTTGACGGTCAAAGCGTGATATATGTAGATAAACTCAAGCTACAACACAGCGGCGTTGTCGTGGGACAGTCGCAAGATGAAAAGTGGTTTTTTGTTCAATCTGATCGTGAAGATACTGAGTTGCTTCAATGGCACTTCAAAGTAGCGCGGGATGTGCTGCCGGGCGTGCTGGTGGGGAGATAAGTGATGCTAGTTAAGGCAATTGATTGGGACGGCGTTGAACGCGAATTCGACGTAGACTTACAGATGACCGTCGCCGAAGCCTATCATGTATTCGGCGTTGACGGAGGAGACAGTTACAAGATTTACAAGGGCTTGTGTTTTGAGCGAATGCGATGTCATAACGATAGACAATATGTGTTGATTTGCTCGGATGGCAAGACCTATGACGACGATGGGACTGGCCTCATTTGCGCCTCAACCGACTATTTGCAAGGGGAACTCCGCGACCTTGAACAGAAGATAGCTAGATTGCGCGATCAATTCGGCGTTACGCTGGTGTTACACCGATAGGGAGATGAGTGATGGAACGTGAATTTGGCAAATTCTACTATGTGACAGAGTATTTGCCAGAAGAATGAAAACCTTCGTAAAGACCTATGCGCTATCACTCCTCATTGCAACGCTTATCGTCGTGTTTGTGTTTTTAGTTGCTAAGGTACTGGCGCAGCCTGTCCATGTCTGCAACCTTGCGCCGATTCGCCAAATGCTCAATATCAGCATTGAGGCTATAGATGCGGACGACCATGACATCACGCTCGAAACGCTGGCGGAACTTGAATGGATGATTGGTCAGGTACGTGCTGAGTGCGCTGGATTGTCGTTTTCGAGTCAGGCCAATGGCTCACAACCTGTACTTCCCATTACGTTAGAGGTAGGGATGTGGATTGCGACAGCGGAAACGAACGGACTATTCGCTACCTCTACGACGCTCATAGATGGGGAATGTGATCTCAGTTACGGTACTATTGGGACGATTTATCCCGGCGGCGGCATGATGCAGACGGTCATCGAAAGCGACGGGTGTACGTTCCTGCTGGAAATCAGCAGCAGTGTTGATCCCTGGATGCTGCGATTTGAAAGAATACCATGATAACGATAACTATGAGAGAGAATGTCATTGATAACCTGACCACGATTAAACTCCCCGAACCTACGCTTGAGCAGTCTAACTATTTGAGGGAGATGTGTGGTCAGGAAATTAGCATAACCTTGATCTTCGATAGAGATACACCTGACGAAATAGACCGCGTTTTTGGTATCATGACGTATATGCGTTATCGATTATTTGGACACATCTACCGCTGGCCGTATCATAACTTGCTTAAATATCGAACTAAAAGCATCTGCGATTTGAGAGCTATAGGAAAGAGTAAATGAAGCGTGATGCCTACTTAGTTATTGGACTTATTCATTTATCATTTGGCATGATGATTGTAGGTGTAATCGCAGTGCTGATGATGAACACAACGGCCTACGTAATTGCACAACTTATCTGGTTGGCTATTATGTGGTGGATATTGAAGCGCGCCTACCCTGATTAACTTTAAGTAGTTTTCCAGACATACCTGAAACCCCACTATGCGGGGTTTTTTATTTTCCACGAAATCACTTGTTAAGGAGGCCAGTCGGCCATGCCAGACGATGTAAAGACCGGGGCGGATGCTCCAAACGGTGAGTCGGAGACTCAGAAGACGGAAACGCCGGATGTCGGGGCGCTGGAAAAGCGCATCAAGCAGCTTGAAGAGTTACTTGCCGAAACCAGCCGGGAGGCAAAGCAGCGCCGCCTTGCTAAACGGGAGGCCGAGGACAAGGCTCGACAAGTTGAGGAAGCACATCTAAAAGAGTCGCAAGAATGGCAAAAGCTCGCTGAGAAACATGCCAAAGACTTAGAGATGTTGCGACCTATGGCAGACAAAGCAAGTGAGTTGGAAGCGGCCTTTTTAGCCCACCTCAACAAGCGCTTAGAAGCTGTACCTGATGCGTGGAAACCAGCCATCCCCGACTTCGGTAATCCGGTCAAGACCATGGAGTGGCTTGACGCGAATGGACATCTATTTGCTATGCGCCCTATGCCAAACCTTGATGCGGGCGCGGGCAATCAACCATCCCCGAAGGGAGCGCCGAAACTGACTAGCCTTGAACGTGAGCTTGCGAAGTCATTCCAAATGAGCGAAGAAGACTATATCAAGTTCCGGGACAAGGGTAATCAGGTGACGCAGACTCCCGACAAATAAGGAGTACCAACATGGCAGACACCTCGTTGGGCTTCCGTTTTAAGTACCGCCTGTGCGGGGCACGCCCGACTATTCAAACACTCACCATTAAGGATACCGAAACGCTGACAAAAGGCGATTTGGTTAATCTCGAAACGGGTGAAATTGACTTGGGGGCTACGAACGATACCGCGTTCGTAGGGGCAGTACAAGAAACGAAGGCTGGAACAGACAGCGTGACAACCTACAAGGTCATTACGGATTGGGACGCTGTATACGAAGTTTATGACGCCAATGCGCGCGTTATCGGTGCGACACTGGACATCGCCGGGACAACCGGGGCGATGACAGTTGCCGCTTCATCCAATGTCGATCTTCTGGTGGTAGCCGATAGCACGGCCAGCGAGCCAACGCTCGTCATGATCGCGCACGGCGAACACTGGCAGCAACCCTAAAGGAGCGTAGACCATGCCTATCCTAGCTGAAGTTGGCGGGCTGTGGGCCGACGCTCTCGACCCTATCGTACGGAAGTGGTTTGAACAGGGGTTCAGCCGCCGTCCGTCTCTGCTTGGTACGTTGTTCAACGTTCAATCCAGCGCCCGCGCCTATGAAGAAGTATCGGGCATCGGCGCAATCGGGATTGATTCGTGGGTAAACTTTGAAAACGGTGACGGGGTTTCGGAAGTGGATTTCGACCAAGGGTATAAGAAAACGTATACCCACCAGGAGTTCATCGTGGATTTGCAAATCCGCCGCAAATTCCTGGACGATAACCAGTTCCCACAGATTACCAACCCGACCATGCGCTTAGGGGACAGCGCTGCATTACGTCGAGAAACGGATGGAGCGAGTGTCTTTAATAACGCCTTCACCGATACTGCACCTTATGCGGGTGCTGACGCGGTAGGACTGTGCTCAACGGCGCATCCTTTTAGTCCACAGAAGACCGGCACGACTCAGAGCAATGAGGGCACACGGGCGCTGACGAAGGATAACGTAGCGGCCACGCGCGAGGATATGATGGCATTTACGGACGATACTGGCAACAAGGTTGCCGTAACACCGGATACCATTCTTGTTCCGCCCGCGCTAGAAGACGAGGGACTTGAGATTACGAAGTCTCTACTTGATCCCACCAGCGCGAATAACAAAATCAACCCACAATCCGGGCGCTTTAGCATCGTGACGTGGCATTACCTGACCGATAGCAATGCGTGGTTTATGATCGACTCAGCCCTGATGAAAATGTGTCTGGACTGGTTTGATCGTGTCCCGTTGTCTATCAGGCTGCGAGATGGTGATGATCGTACCGTAGCGGCCTACTGGCGCGCGTATATGCGCTACAGCTATGGCTGGAGTGACTGGCGCTGGGTTTTCGGAAACAATCCGAGCTAAGGCGGTGATACCATGACAGCCACCAACTTTCCCAACGGATTAACTTCTTTCGGAGTACCTGTCATGGGTGGCGGGGCGCAAATCCCCGCCACCACAGGCACGTACTATTTCGTGCATAGTGGCACGGGCAATGCGAGCTATGATGGACTGTCGGCTACTTACCCGCTGGCGACGATAGATCAAGCAGTCAATAAGTGTACGGCCAGCGTCGGCGATGTCGTGATTGTCATGCCCGGTCACGCTGAGAATATCGCTACTGCTACTGCGCTGATTCTGGACAAAATCGGTGTGCAAGTGATTGGACTTGGACGCGGGCGCAACCGTCCGGTGCTTACCTTCACCAATACGGCGGGCAAAATTCCGATCACGGCGGCTAGTTCCCGGCTTTCCAATATCGTGCTGATTGCCTCCGTTTCAGCGGTTGTTACAGGCATTTCAGTAGAGGCCGATGATGTCGAACTCGATCACCTGTATGTGGGTTTTGACGCAACGGGTGACGACTTTGCTATTATGGTACTGGTTTCGGCCTTTGACCGTCTGTCGGTGCATGACTGTGAGTTTGTAGCAGAGAACACCGCAGGTTGCAATGCTGCCATCCAGTTCGTAGACGCGCTTGACACGATGATTTTTAACAACATCTTCGAGGGCGACTATACGACGGCGGTATTGAATGGCGTGACCACGCTTTCAACGGGTGTATTCGTTGTGGGTAATGTGCTGCGTAACTCGGACACGACGGCGGGCACTTTACTTACCACCGTCGCTAGTTCAACTGGACTAGCGGCCTACAATAGCGGGGGTACTTTGTTCTCGACTAACATCACAGCGCCCTGGGCGAATACCGGGTTACTATCTATCGAAAACTACGTTGTCAACGTAGTTACGGAAACAGCGGGTATTACCCCGGCAGTTGCATCCACCTAACCTTAGTGGGGCAGGGGGCGTACAATCCTCTGCCCTATCTTGTGAGGACATATGACCATACGAACACAGCAAGTCACGCTGACTCCGGTGGGCGCAGCAGGCTCGGCGACGGCCAATGGGCAGACAGGTGTAATTAGCGGCTATGTGGTCGCAGTGCATCTTGAATTCACCACACAGCCCGCAACCGCTGATGTGACGATTGCAACCGTGAATGCGCCTATAAAAACCATTCTCACGATTACCGACTCGGCAACCGATGCCTGGTATTACCCGCGTCATTTGGTGCATGGTGAAACCGGAACGGCGCTTACCGGAACGGCGGGGGGGGATCGGACTCCGATCCCCGTAGATGATCACATCAAAGTGACGATTGCCCAGGGTGACGCAGTAGCCAATGGACTAGTCGCAACCATTCTCTACGAGTGCTAACGTGACATTTTCCTACACACTCAATAACAACACGTTCACCGACCTTGAAAAAGTGCGCTTTTACACGGGGGATACCGTCGAAGGCGAACATTTTCTGGAGGACGAGGAAATCCGAGCGCTCATTACACTGGAAGGCACGTGGCAAAAAGCGACGATTGCGGGTATCCAGCAAATTATCCGCCGTCTATCACAACCTAACTTTCGCGCCGACTGGTTGCAAGTGGATTACGCGACTGCCCGCGCAGGCTATGAGAAGATGCTGAATGAAGTACGTGTGCAGCTTGGACAGAACACCATTACCGGGACGGCGTTGCCTACCTATCGCGCCGATAGTCGCCAGACGGAAGCGCCTGACTTCAGTAGCGGAACAGGTGAAGATGACGAAGGCGACCAAATTACCATTGTGGTGATTAATCCATGAGTGTACTGAATGCGCGCGTACTAGCGCGGCTGCGTAACATGACCGAGCGCTACCTGAAGGATACTTGCCTGATTGAAGTCCAACAGCGGGTGACAGACGAATATGGTTCACCCATGCAGGCATGGTCAATTATAGCATCAGATGTTCCCTGTCGAGTATTGCCTATCGCCTCGTCCTCAATGGCAAGTATGTCTGCGCTAGTGGGTTCAGCTGAATCGCTCAAAGAACTCTACAAAATCATCTGCCCTTTCGGGACAGCGCTCGCACCTGACCAGCGCATCACCGTCAATGGCGAGACCTATAACATCATTCAGTTGGTAACAGCGCGCACGGACGAAACGGATACTCAGGCACTACTCACGAGGCAGCGATAATGGTGTACGTAAAACCTACTGAGTTTTTCTCCTGTCCTCATATCACGGAAGCCGACAGCAGTGTAGACGATGTGTATCCTGTCCTTACTGTCGAATATGGGGATGGGAAAAAGCTGCTGTTTTGCTATCAATGTACAGGGGCAATTAAAAGCGCCGTTCTCTCGACGATCATTCAGGAAAGCGTCAAGTCTATCCTTGAACCGTTGTTAAAACGCGAAATTCAGGCGAGTTTTAGACGATGAGCGTTCGTGTCACCAACATCACCCTAAATAAGCGCAAACTGGATGAAATTCTGCGCAACACGCCTGACCAAATCAACGATTGGATGGACGGGGTAGCGCAGGAGATCGTCAATGACATTAAACTGTCATTTGGCACATCACCGAGCGCGC